ACCTGTGGCGGCAACCGGTGACACTCTCCCTCCTGCTCGTTTTCCTCATTCTCATTGAACCCCACCCAAAAGAGACACCGCTCGCAGCACCCTTTCTTGACCCTCGCACCGCTCTCCTGCTCCTGCATCACGAGCTGGTATAACTGGATCACGGGACGCTCACCAGAGTCCCCGTCATTCTCGCCACTATCACTCACGGCTCATCTCCCTTCAGCAAAAACTCACAACTCAAAACCTATCCCAAATTCACCCCGACAGAAACCGGCGACAGCGAAGCGACATTGTTGGGTACCCCCTAAAGGGGGTAACCACAAACGACATGTCGCCTCACGTCCTGTCCAGAAGCGACAAATTATTCCGTGTCGCCCCATGTCGCCGTGTCGCTTGTCGCTGTAACTCGTTGATCTATATCGTTTTTCCATAAAATGTCGCCCATGACGCCTATGATTTTTGCGATGCTCAGGTCTTTGACGGCTCTTTGGTACGTTCTGTCGCTGAATTTGTCGTCCGCAGCACACAAATGTCGGAATGAGGACAGTAGATCTGCACGTCTGACACACAGTTTTTCTGCCGGTATTCCGGGTACGCCATACCGTTTTCCGAAGTCCGAGATGGCTTTGTCGAGCGCCTCAAGCACGAAAATCTCTGCCTCTGTGAGCTTCTTTTTGGTGCGCTTTTTGGTGTCCTGTTTCTCACAGGGTCTAAGCCCTAGTGAGACGATATTCGGGTCCAGTTTGTCTGTCCTGATGCGATCCATTTTGAAGTGAAACTCGACCCCGTCCTCTGATTCCTTCTGCTTTGTCGTGGTCAGTTTTCCGGTCAGGTGGTCCTTGTCATCTTCCTCTGATGTGCGGGTGCATTCGAGTTCCGCGTCCACTGCACCGAGCAATGCTGACGAGCCACGCATACCCTTTGACTCGTCCTTACCGGCATGGTGGACAACGAGCACCGAGCAACTGAGCTGTGCTATGAGCTCGCCTATGACCGATATGAATTGGCTCATGTCTGCCGAGCTGTTCTCGTCCCCGACGAAGTTCCGAGCGAGCGTGTCTATGACTATAAGGGATGGCGCGATACCGAGCTCTCTGATCTCCTTGATGAGCTCCTGCATGTCTTCCAGCGTCGAGCTAAGGTTCAGGCTTCTCTTGATGAAATAGAGAGGCACAGACGGCTCAATGTCGTGGACTATACGTGATGCGTCCGAGCGCTTCTTTAGCCCTGCTTGGCCTTCCCCTGCGATGTATAGGCACGTCCCTTGAGTAGTCGGCTTCTCGAATGCCGGCTTGCCAGCTGCGATCATCTGGCTGAGATATATTGCTACGAATGACTTGAAGCTGCCGGGCTTACCGTAGATCGCTGCGAATGCCTTTGCGGGGATCAGGTCTTCTATCAGCCATTGCACTGGCTCGTCGGTGAGCTGATCCATGCGCAGGATTTCGATGCGCTTTTTGTTTTGCGGTGCAGTAGTGCTTACACTGTGATCACGCATCTCCGAGAGCTGTTCCGTGATGCTCTTTTCTCTGGGTTGCAGCGACCGGAGTGCGGCAGAGTTATCCCCAGAAAAATTTACGAGTGAGTAGATCGCGAACGGGTCCATCACTTTCTCTGACAGCGGATCATGCGCCCCGTGATGGGAATAGGTGATCCAGTCGCCACGCGATCCACGGAATAGGAGCACTCCCGCTGTGCCTGTTGTGCTTGTGGGCGACACGTATCGGTATGCGTCATGCCGCTTGTCGTAATGGCTAAACTTGTAGCCCATCGCTGCCAGTTGCGCGCGCATCCATTCGAGACCGTGCTGCTCGTTGAAATCCGTGATCGTGTTGCTCGACTGGTTATGCGGCAGGGCGATCTTCAACAGGTCTATCTGCGCGTCCAAACTGGTCTGTTCGCGCTGCCACTTCAGAGCTGTTTCGATCTCGAAGATCTTTCCGTCTAGGTAATCTCGGTGCACGAAACGCTCGCGCTCTTCCTCTTTGCTGACGCGAGGTAGAAACCACGGCTGAGACCAGCGATAGTTCTCGCTGACGCAGTTCATCCAGATCTTACGCTTGTGCAGTTCTGCGATCAGGTAATCGACAGCAGCGGTCAGATCCTCCTGCGACTGCATCTGGCACGGGATGACTACACGGAATTTCCAGAAGCTGACTACGCCGTCAGAGCCACGGTTGCTGTGTGACGTGTGCATGATGTGAGCGATGCCCATATCTTTGAGCGCTTCGTGCACGTCATAGAAATAGGGTGCGCCCGGTGTGATCTCGCCTGTCTCTGGATCGATGGACGAGTCACCGTCGAGGATAATGAGTTCCGCTGATCTGAGGTTCTCGTCGGCGCGCTTGCAGATCGTAAGATCACCGCCCCGTATCATGTATGAGCCATCCTTTGGCCCGACACGGACGCGCTTTAATCGGTCACTGAGATCCTTCAACGTGTAATCTTTAGATGTGAGGCTTGTGTCCTTAAAACCGTTATTGGCAAAGGCTAACGACATCTTGTGCATAGCAGAGTTGTGTATCACTGCATCTTGTTGTAGGCTTTCACTCACAGCAATCTCCGTTGTTGGAATCCTCCCGACTAAAACCCCCGTACTGATATCGGGTATCAGTGCGGGGGTTTCTTTTACTTAGAACTCGTCATCCGAGTCAGGTGCTGACGCAGGTGCAGGAGCTTCCTCTTCAGCCGAGAACCACTTCTCTTTCGGTGCAAGCGTGAAGTCGATCTGCACAGATGTGCCCTGACCGACCTTGATTGTCTTGACCGCATCAACCTTCAGCGTTGCGAGTTTACCGGCTGGGATTGCTCCTGCCTTCTTCGCAACATCTGCAACGAATTGGGTCCACGCTCTGGAGTTGCCACGAGCGCTACGGAAGGGCGCGTCCCCGAATGACGCATCCTTTGAGTAGATCGTGATATCCACGCCCGGCTTATGGTCTGGCGATGGTGGGTTACCCCATGCACCGTTGACCTCTTGCCAGTCCACACCTGCTGCTCCCACCATGAGCCAGCCCTGTGTAGCGTTAGCGATGTCTAACCCGAATACTTTCCCTTTCATGTCGACCGGTGTCTTTTCCCCATCTGCCGATGACACAAATAGAATGCCTGTACGTGCATCGAGACGCGCCCAAGGTTTGCCTGATGCTTGCTGTGGAAAGTTCAACATTGTTACTCCTTCAGAGTTACTGATTGGTCAGACCGTGACCATGTCGGATGAGAGTAATCCCTCTCTCATTAGGGTTCCTGTGTTGCACCAAACCACGCGATGAGCGCAGCGTCACTTCTTCCGTTGTCCTTCACTCTTGAGAAGTGTTGGGCAAATGTAGGAAAAAGTTCCTGTGCTCGTTGTCGTGATCCGTCTTTACCCGCTCGCATACCTGATGCCTTTTGCCATTTCTGCGGCGTGACATACGAGATGGGTAAACGTAATGCTGCAACTATTCCTTCGACTGTGCCGACGCTTCTGCCAAACTGGAACATCGAGCTTACGCCCTGCCCTGGCATTGCACCGACTCTCTCAACCCATACGTGATCCGGTTTCTCGTCTTCGAGATAGCGAGCCAGTATCTGCGCTGAGATTTCGTTCTTCTTCTTTCCGTTGCGCTCGACCGCGTGCACCGGCATATCAATCACTGACAGATATCCTTTTTCAATATCGAGTATCGCGATTGCGCCGCTTGCTCCCGGATCGATGCCGCAGATCTTCATTCTGTCACCGGCACTGGTATCGCCACGATGGTATAACCAAGCACCTTTGCTATTCGCATCAGCGTGTCAAAGTTCGCTGATCTGGTCTTGCGCGATATCTGCCACCAATGACTCGGAGTAAGACCTGCACGCGATGACAGCTCCCTCGTGCTCATGCCAGCAGTGATGCGGACACTCTCTAACTCATCGATGATGTCATCCATTGTGAATCTCTTTTTGTACCGACATTATTGCCTTCCCTATGAGTTCTGGAATTTGTGGAACTACGGCGTTTCCAAGTTGCTTAAGTCTGTCCACCCTGCCTCGAACCCCATGAGCCACTCTACCCACGTCGGGTTCAACTGCCCACCAGCGTGTGTTGCCAGTGTCTTGCTGTTCCGGTTCAACTCCGCCGGAGACTTCCCATTGTCTTTCCAGTCCCGCGCGCAAGGCGTTGGTAAAAGAACCGCATCGTTCAGATTCCGAGACCATCCCTGTGAGCGTTTCCGTTCCGCTCTTTTGCCCTCTGGGTTGTCCCCACTCCGATAGTCCCTCGCTTGCGGAGTAGGCCAAAGCTGTGCGTATCCCGCTAAGTTCATCGCAAACCTTTTCCCCGCTACTGTCGTAGGAGAATTGTGATTTGCTCCGCCAGTGCTTGCTGTCGGCGTTGGGATAAGCGATAATCCAGACTCTGTCCCTGCGGTGAGGAGCGCCAACGGCTGAAGCGGGAATACAGTGCCACTCCGCATCATACCCGATCTCAAAGAGTGACCGGAGCACTGCGTCCAATCCTCTAGAGCGAAGGGCTGAAACATTTTCGATGATGACCCATTGCGGCGTGAGTTCTTTGATGAGCCTGTGGTATTCATACCAGAGACCGCTTCTTTGTCCTTCAAGCCCAGCTCCTTTTCCTGCGACACTAATGTCCTGACAGGGAAATCCTCCGCAAATAACGTCAACTGAAATTCCGTGCTCATCGAGTTTCTCTTTTGTTAGCTGAGATACGTCTTCGAAGATCTGCACATCAGGCCAGTGCTTTTTCAGAACAGCTCTTGCCTTCTTGTCTATCTCGCAAAACGCTACAGTTTCAAATCCTGCTTTTTCTAATCCGATACTGAACCCACCAATACCGGAAAACAGATCAAGCACTCTCATGCGCCACCCATGACGGAACAGAGAGCGTGACAATGTCGGGCGAGTAACCCTTCCATGCTGTCGCGCTCTTCGTTGCTTTATAGGCTTCCGCTGCAAGAGCCATCTTATGCCGACCGGCTTCGAGCGCTACGTAATCGAGCTCGTATACGCCAACGGCATAGGGTGCCTCTGTCTCTACTGCGATGAAGATGAAGTTGCGCGCTTCAGTGCCAGTGACACGGGCGAACCCGTCGAGATAATGGGCCGCTTGCACGTAATACTTCAGCCCTGCCATCGTCTTAGCGAAACCATCAGGAGACGCGTCTTGCGTTGTCTTTAGGTCCACTATGAGGTCGCCCTGTATCGCGTCCATGCGAGCCTTGCATGGTACACCGTGTTGCTCCCACCGGAACGATTGCTCGACGCTCGCGCCTTTTAAGAGATCGTTATAGAGATGATGTGATCTCACTGCCTCTGCCGTTCTCTGTGCACGCTGGAAGTCATCCATATCAACGATCACCTTACCCGCGTTTGTCACTGCAAAGAGTTCAGCTTGCTGTTTGCCTGCTGTGGTGCGCTTATCGATTTTCGGCATCGCTGCGAAGTCAGTGTCCACTGTATCTGGCTCTAACACCATAGCGTGAACAAGTGTGCCGAATTTCATTGCCGGTGTTGGATCACGCTGCACTTCTTTTGCCGCGAGATAGTGTGCCGGTGATCTCAGCAACTGCTTTGCGCCAGAAGCTGATAGTGCATCCCATGAGTGATACTCTGATGCTGGTACGTTATCGAGTTTCATGTAACTCTATGTCCTCTGCGTCATCTGCTACTGCTGAGAGTGCCGATGTAAGTGTCCAGTGATGTGTGAGATGACCGTCAACTGTCAGCGCACGGTACTTCTTGTCGTTTGCGAGATGCACCCATCCTGCAACAGAATGATCTCTGAGGATCACGTATTCGTTTGGTCCGTCAGGTCTTATTTCCACCATTGCCATCTCCCCTCAGTGCTTCGTTTAAGTTCGACTGCACCTTCTTCAGCGACAGTTCTAGCACCGCTGATGGTGCATCCTTCCCCGTGAACTCGGCGCAGAACGCCATGTAGTTGATCCCGTCAACCCATGAGTCGTGATGCGTCGGTGTATTGGCTATACGTGATAGCTTGATTGCGAGCATGGCTAGCGACATCTCGTATGCCGTATAAGTCTTACCCGACAAAACGCTCATGAGTGTTGCTGCACGCTCAAAGTTTAACTGCGCCTCGCCGTAACTGTTACCGCGTTGCGATAGAAGCGACTGCGCTTCTTTAAGTACATCTCTATGGTCCATCATTGCTTCCCTAGTGCTTTTGCGTATTCCCTCACACCGTAGAGTACGCTCGTGTGATCCTTGTTCAGCTTGAGACCGATCTGATTCAAACTCATCCCTAATTCCGTCCGCAGTCGGTAATAGACTTCGCGGCGACACTTTACCAAAGGCGCTTCTCGCGAGTTGCCAGTAACTGCCTCTGGATGAATCTTGTGCTTGCTGCATGTCTCCCTCAGAATTTCTTTCCACCTTGGTACGATCGTGATCTTAGCAGCGCGGAGAAGCTGATGCGCTTCGCTAAACTGCTTTGCGAGCACTGGTGGAAGCGGTGCTGGGCCTTCTTCGACCCGTACCTCTTCCTGTACAGGTTCTGGCTCAGGCTGTGGTGCAGGTGGCCCCCTTAATTGTGCTCTGACAAGATTCTGCTGCGGTGCAGCACCAAGTCTCATTCGCACGTCTTTGTAATGCGATCTCCAATCAACGCTGGTCATTGCACATACCCATCTACGATATAAGCTAGACCAAATACGATAATCGAGAATAGGCACATCGCAAGTAAATTTATCAAAAATCTTACGACGCGCGGATCTGGCTCTGACATTGTTTCCGTGTCTCCGTGTTACTCAGCCCCATCGCTGATTTGGTGACCGTATCATATATTTTTTTATATGCAACACATGTATAACAAACCTGTGGATAACTCTAAAAAAATGGCCCCCACGCCTGATGGGAGACGCAGGGGCCGCTGCTCCAGGGAGGAAGAGCAGCGCGGAGCATTGCTCAACGCATTGAGATTATAGCATAAATCAGCGCTTGATGTACTTCTTGCCGGTTACGTGAGACCACGTCTTACCAACCTTAATCTGGGATACGGTGGACTTGTTGAGCCCATACTCGGCACAGATCAATGGATAGGGTCGTTCATCATCGAAAATCTTTTTCGCTAATTTAGCTGTCAGCTTTGCTTTGCCATTGCGTTCGCCGATTGCAGAACGACCGCGAATCACTCGATCCATGACGTTGTCAGCGACGGTTCCAGTCTCAAGGTGATACGGATTTACGCACAGCGGCGTATCGCACTTGTGCCGCACGACTAACCCGTCACCGATCTTGCCGTGGAATACCTGATACGAAAAACGATGCGCTCTTATCTGCACACCCGAAAGAGTAAAGCAGCCATATCCGAATCTATCGACATGCACACCGTTCACGAGCCAGCACTCGTGCTTCTTCCCCACATCAACCTTCGAGTAGAACCGAGCGATGTCGAGGATATCGTATGCCTGCTTTACCAATTAGCGATTTATTTCTCTTGACATGACACCAACTGGCGCTGCTAACAGACCCGGTAACAAGTTTTTCTGTGTCTGATACTGACCCTGTTCTCGCGCAGCTTTTTGAAGAAGACCCATCGCTGTCTCTACTTCTGGTTGTGTTCGTCCAAAGAAGTAAGGAGCAAGCTCGCGGTTTGTCCGCTCAAGAGTTTGCTGTGTTAAACCTAGAGATGCTCTCTCAGCACCACGCTGTGCAGCGCCAGCAATGGCAGGTACAAGACCACGCTGAAGGTCAGATAAGAACGTAGTTCCGGCAGATGTAGCAGCTCTGAAAGCCTGCTGCTGTTCAGCCAAAGGACTCGTCGCAGAAGGTGTAGCAAGACGCGTTGACATCTGCATCTGGTATTCACGCTCAAGATTATTTATCAACTGACTTGCTAATTTGTCAGCCTCATCAACTGTTCTATTGGTTGCCTTAAGAGCTGCTTTGATTTGCTCTTTTGCATTACCAGTCAAGAATTTTGCAGCTACATCTCTTGAACCAAGTTGTGCAGTATCAGCCATGCGCTGGTTGATTGCATCAAGAGCACCAATTAGGAAACCATCTTTTTCGCTGTCAGTCATTTTAGAAATTTCTTTTGCAGTAATTTCTGACCGTTCACGGAAAAGCATTTGCCCTTTTTTCATAGAAGACATCACAGATGATGGACCTGCCCATGCTTCACGTGCTTGCTTATATGAAGGTGATTTCTCATCAACAACATTAAGAATCTCATCCTTAAGAGAAAGAGCACGACGTGCTTCGCTGTTAAGCTTTCCAGTTACTGCATCAGTGTTTTCCTCGATGATGTCATCAAGGCCACGCTTAAGCATATCTATATCTTTGACTGTATAATCAAAAACAACAGCTCTCTTGCCAGCTCTGTTTGTTCCGACGATG